TTTTTCCGAACTATGTAAAACAAAAAGAGAAAAAAATTTCTAAAAAAATGAAATAAAACTCTTGACATCGGAAAAACCGAAGTGTATAATGGATATATAAATCACGGAAGGAGATGTTTTATGACAAGCACATTGAAGGTTCTACGTCGTTTCCGAAATAAAACTCAACAAGAGTTATCTGAAGAAACAGGCATCACTGCAAGAACCATCCAGAGATATGAATCTAGCTCTACTAATCTAAGAAGTGCTAGTTACAAGAATCTTGTACTACTTGCAAATGCTTTGAACGTCACTGTTGACGATTTTTTCTTGGACAACGTTTCGGATTTTCTGAAATTGCCAAATTAGAAAGGAATAACATGGAATTACAAATTATTAACGAGCAAGAAGTTCTCGGTAAACACTTCACAGTATACGGCACAGCAGATGAACCATTGTTTGTCGCAAAGGATGTAGCTGAATGGATTGAATATGATTTATCCAGTGTAAATAAAATGCTAGATAAAATCGATGAAGACGAGAAGCTGGTCGGAACATTATTCCGTTCAGGTCAAAATAGAGAAGTATGGTTCTTAACAGAAAACGGTCTCTACGAAGTTCTTATGCAATCTCGAAAACCATTAGCAAAAGATTTCAAGAAAAAAGTCAAAGAAATCTTAAAATCAATTCGTAAGCATGGTTTGTATGCTATTGATGATCTGCTTAATAACCCAGATATGGCAATCGCAGCGCTCCAAAAATTAAAAGAAGAACGTAGATTACGATTGCAAGCCCAAGAAGAAATTGCTCAAAAGAATCAAATTATCCAAGAGCTTCAGCCGAAAGCGACATACTACGACTTGGTCTTGCAAAATAAAACACTTGTACCGATTTCAGTAATCGCTAAAGATTACGGGATGAGCGCTACAAAGTTGAATAAAATCTTGCATGAACTTAAAGTGCAGTACAAACAAGGGAATACTTGGCTCTTGTATCAAAAATATGCTGGCAAAGGTTATACTCAATCAAAAACTCATACAATCGATGCAGATTATAGCAAGATGCATACTTACTGGACTCAAAAAGGGCGTTTGTTCCTTTACGATTTACTTAAAAATAAAAAAGGGATTTTGCCACTGATTGAGCAGAAAGATGTGGCTTAATTCAAAAAAAGCACCTAACAAAGTTAGGCGCTTACTAAAAAAACTACTTAGATTATATCACAGAAGGGAAATAAAATCCATGCCAAAGGCAGAAATTACTTACAAACCAGTAGGAATTAACGAAAAAGCGACTCATGGAGATTATACACACCTTTGTCAGATGTGGGAAGGTCTCACAGTTGGAACTGCTAAAGTCTGGGCTACTGAGATGAGAGAGCACCCCGATTTTAAACAATTCATTGATAATCCAACACATAAAATTGTATTCATCAATTACGAAGGTTTTCGATTGTTTGTTAAATGGAAAAGCAGAAATCGTTACCGTACTAAAAAAGAAACTCTGGCAGAAATGTTGGAAAACTTAAAGAAAGAAAAACAATTGGGAGTTTTAACATGAAGTTATTAGACAGAATGACAAAATGGTTTTTTAATACAACCAAAATCGAAATCAACACCGATTGGAGATTGGTTGCGTTGGATACGAACAGGGAATTGATAGACCTTCAAGAAAAATATCAGCAAGCAAATCAGCGTATTGCTGATCTTGAAAAAATTGTAGCAATCTACAAAGAAAAGGAGAATGTAAAATGATGGAATACATTTATCTGGTAACAATCATCGGAATCGTCCTGTGGTCGCTAGTAAATAAACTAGATGACCACGCTGAAATGAAACAAAAAGAGCGTCAGCTGATGGCGAGCAATATTGCACGCATGAATCTGAGAAATTCAGATAAGCAATTTACTTATGATGTAGAACCGCCTGTGGGACTCGCAAAAGGTGTAGAAGAAGGAGTTTAAAATGGTTCGAAATAAATTGACAGATTTAACCAATACTCTTTTTGCCCAACTAGAAACGTTGGACGACAGGGATCTTACAGCAGATGAATTAAAGGTAGAATTACAGCGCTCGAAACAAATGGTCGCTATCTCAGGTCAAATCTTACAAGCAGGTCAATTGGCCTTGGATGCCGAGAAGTTCAAAGACAAGGTAGGTGAAGTCAATGCCCCAATCGCTTTGCTGGAAGGATGAGTACACAGAGTACATGCATGAAATATGCCCTGGTCGTTTAACTCCTGAAGTAACCAGATTGCTGAATGAGAAATTTGGCACGAATTACAACAAGAGTCAAATCGGTGGAGTACGCAAACGTCTAGGGTTACCAGTGGGAAAAGTCTATCAAGGTAAATTGTTGACAAAGGAGCAACATGATTATCTTGTATCGATCCAAAAAAATAAGATTTCTCGTGATGTCGCAAATGAAATGAACCAAAAATTTGGCTTATCATTAACTGAGAAACAGATTAAGAGTTATCGAAGAAATAATAATCTACATAGTGGTTTGACTGGAAGATTTGAGAAAGGTCAGACTCCTTACAACAAAGGGAAGAAGTTCCCGAATAGACCATCCAATAGTGGTCAGTTCAAAAAAGGAAATAGGCCTCCAAATTATGTACCAGTTGGTACAATCAACTACACAACCGACGGCTACCCGAAAGAAAAAATCGGAGAGCCTAATCGATGGGTTTTGAAACATCGCAAGGTCTGGGAGGAACATCATGGGCCAATACCCAAAGGGTATTCTGTCTGCTTCCTGGACAGAAATAAGACCAATTATGATATCTCTAACCTTATTCTTTTATCGAATGAAGAACTTGCTCGAATGAATCAGAATAATTACTTTAGTTCAGATCCGGAATTGACTAGGTTAGGAGCAGGTATCACAAAATTAAGTAGAAAAATAAAACAACAGGAGTAACAAATGGTAACAATCAATAAACTAGAAATCGAAAACGTCAAGCGCGTGAAGGCGGTCAAACTAGAGCCGTCAGCGACTGGCTTGACAATCGTGGGTGGAAATAACAACCAGGGGAAAACAAGCGTACTGGATGCGATTGCTTGGGCGCTAGGAGGCAACAAGTACAAACCTAGCCAAGCTCAGAGAGAAGGCAGTACAATCCCGCCAAGCTTAAAAATCACGCTATCAAACGGTTTGATTGTGGAGCGCGGTGGTAAGAACAGTACTCTCAAGGTCATTGACCCTAGTGGTAACAAGGCTGGTCAAAACTTATTGGATAGCTTCGTGGAAGAGCTGGCTATCAACTTGCCAAAATTCATGGAGCAGACTAGCAAAGAGAAGGCTAAAACTCTGTTGCAGATTATCGGAGTTGGTCCGCAATTGACTGAACTGGAAATGCAGGAGAAAGCCAAATACGATGAACGTCATGCAATCGGTGTGATTGCTGACCAGAAAGAAAAGTTTGCTAAAGAGCAACCGTACTACCCTGATGCACCGAAAGAGCTGGTCTCTATCGCTGAACTTATCCAGCAACAGCAAGCCATTCTTGCGAAAAATGGCGAGAATGCCCGCAAGCGCCAGAACTTGGTATCTATCAAAAATCAACATGACTCAGCAGCTGCAGAAGTTGAACGATTGGAGCAATTATTGGCCGATGCCAAAGAAAAAGAAAGTCAGTTAGCTCAAGACTTGGTTATCGCGAATACCGATGCTATGGACCTTCTCGATGAATCAACTGAAGAAATCGAACAGAACATTGCAGAGATTGACGAAATCAATCGTAAAGTGCGTGCTAATCTGGACAAGGATAAAGCCGAAGAAGATGCCAAGGGTTATCGCGATCAATACAAGGAACTTGATAATGTGATTGCTGATATCCGCAAGCAGAAAACAGACTTGCTTACCAATGCAGACTTGCCGTTGCCAGGCTTATCCGTGGATGATGGCGAACTGCTCTATCTTGGCCAGCGCTGGGATAATATGTCTGGTAGTCAGCAATTACAAGTGGCGACTGCTATTGTGCGCAAATTGAAGCCAGAATGTGGATTCGTGCTAATCGATAAGCTGGAACAAATGGATCAGTTGACTTTACAAGAATTTGGCACGTGGCTTGAGCGGGAAGGCTTGCAAGCAATTGCAACTAGAGTCTCAACAGGAGATGAATGTAGCATCCTGATTGAAGATGGATATAGCGTTAAGCCAGAGGTAGCACAAGCACCCAAAACATGGCAAGGTGGATTTTAAAAACTAAAGGAGAACAATCATGAAAAAAATAGAAACTTTTATCGTATTTCGTAACAAAAAAACAGGTGACTTTTTATCGAAATACAAAAGCAAAGAACAAACTCTTGCTTATTCAGCACACTATACAGAAAAACTAAATCGAGCTGCTAAAAATGAAGTTAAAGCGACAAAAATACAAATTGAAGATTTTACAAAACTAGCGAATGCATTAAATTGTGAATTGCTCGAAGTGACTGCAACGTATGAGCTTAAAACGCTTGACGGTGAAGAACCGGAAGAATTAATTGAAGGAACTGAAACATCAGATGAAGAAGGATTTAAAAGATTCTTAAAAATGTTAGAAGCTGGGACGGAGGATGATTAAACATGCAAATCACTAGAGGAAAACGGGCACGAGCTCAAAAGGTAGTTATCTATGGCCCTGAAGGGATTGGAAAATCTAGCTTTGCTAGTCAATTCCCAGAGCCTGTCTTTATCGACACAGAAGGTTCGACAGATAACATGGATGTGGCACGGTTAGATAAGCCGACTAGCTGGACAATGTTAGTCAATGAGATTGCTTTTATCAAAGCAAATCCAACAGAATGCAAAACACTCGTCGTTGATACGGTTGACTGGGCAGAGCAATTGGCAGTAGCTCATGTATGCTCTCAACATGGAAAGCAAGGAATTGAAGATTTTGGATGGGGTAAAGGTTATACCTACGTCCAGGAAGAAATGGGGCGTTTCTTGAATGTCTTGTCTGACTTGGTGGATATGGGCATCAACGTGGTATTGACTGCACACGCTCAAATCAAGAAATTTGAACAGCCGGACGAGATGGGCTCTTATGACCGCTACGAATTGAAGCTTGGCCAAAAGACAGGTTCTAAAACGGCACCGCTCGTCAAAGAATGGGCAGACATGGTTCTATTTGCAAATTATAAAACCTTGGTCATGACAACTGACAACGGCAAAAAGAAAGCCCAGGGCGGTGAACGTGTGATGTACACCAATCATCGACCAGCTTGGGATGCTAAAAATCGTCACGGATTACCAGACGAAATGCCATTCCATTACGCAGGCATTGCTCATATCTTTGCGAATCAACAAGTACAAGAGCCGGCACCTCAACCAGTAGCTCCAGCACCTCAGCAAACCGCACCGCAAGCGCCTGAACCAGTCCAAGAGGAATTGCCACTTGATATGTCGCAGGTTTCTGAAGAACCTCAGAATGAAGCTCCTAACGAGCCACAGAGTGCCCCTGAGCAATATCATGCAAGTTTGCCAAAGAGTTTGACTGACCTCATGACGCAAAATAACGTGACAGAAGAAGAACTTCAAAAAGTCGCTTACATCCGCGGGCACTTCCCGCTAGGAACACCGATTGAAAACTTCCCTCCTGATTATTGGAATATGATTGTGGCACACTGGCAAGCGACTATGGAAGTTATTCAAAATCAGGTTCGAACTGATCCCGAATTGCCCTTTACCGTGTAAGTTTTGGGAATTAGAAATTATAGCAAAATACAATAAGGAGTATCTATGAAAGATAAAACTATTAAAATTGATTTGTCAAAAATTGCAAATACAGCCTTACAAGAAAAGGTTGACAAAGAACTTGAAAAAGTCCTTGAGAATATTCTGGATCTCAATACAGAAGCTAAAGCGACTCGCAAGGTTACTATCATACTAACGATGTCAACAGACGATGAGCGTACAGTCGTTAAGACAGGCATGGAAGTCAAATCTACCTTGGCACCACAGAAAGGCGTCGCAACAACTGTTATTGTCGGCCGTGATGATGCTGGTAAAATTCACGCGAATGAGCTCAAAAGTGGCATCCCTGGTCAGACTTACTTTGATGACAACGGAGATATGCGGACCGATACTGGCGAACTCATCGAAAAAGTCGAACAACAAAATACAAATATCATTGACTACAATCAAAAGAAAGCAGGTAACTAACCATGACAGAAAATATTAAAGATGCATTATCATACGCAGTCGAACTAGCGGGTAAAGAAAACAAAATCATTCGTTCAGAAACTGGGAAGGAATATTTTGACAGCAATGAATATGACTTACAGGAACTTAACCCTCGTAAGTACGCACCTATCCTTGAGCTTCAGACACTCAAAAGTCTAGTTGACTACCTCAAATCAGATAACGATCTCATTAGTGATCGTAAACTTGTACTTGTTGTGGATAGTTACCAAAAAGTATCTGTATATGATCAAGTTGATTTCGAAAATGGTAAACGTCCTCAGCTTGTATCTATAAAAGCAACCGTTCCAGTTATCCCTTTTAGCTACTGGCGCGACCAGGAAGAATTCAATATTATGCTGCAGTCTATGTTCATCGATGATGCAGATCGTAATTTGGTTTTGGATTTTGCTAGCCATTTAAAAATCGAAAAAGGCGCAGAAGTGCAAGATAATGGCATTAGTCAAATGGCAACGGTTCGCGATGGCGTAGCAAGTCTAGCACAAGCTAAGACTCCAAATCCAGTAACCTTGCGACCATATCGTACTTTCAATGAAGTAGAGCAACCTGCTAGTCAATTCGTCTTCCGCATCAACAAATCGGCGAATCTGGCACTATTTGAAGCAGATGGTGGTAAATGGAAATTAGAAGCCGTCGAAAACATCGCAAATTATTTAAAAAATAAACTTGCTAGTAACAAAAAAATCACAATTTTAGCATAAGGAGAAAACAACATGACACAACAACAATTTAACAACTTTGACCGCGAATACGACTGGAACGACACTATCCAAAAAGACGCTGAATTCACATTGCTGCCTGAAGGTCTATACTCTTTTACAGTTAAGAGCTATGAGCGTGGACGTCACACTCCAAATCCACAGAACCCTGGTAAATTGCCAGCATGTAATAAAGCAACCGTCCACATCCAAATCGTAGCAAATGAAGGCGAAACCGAATTACGTCACAGTCTATTCTTGCACAGCTCAACTGAAGGAATGTTATCAGCATTCTTTGGAGCTATTGGCCAAAAACGAAAAGGCGAGCCCCTTCGTATGGATTGGAATGCAATCGTAGGACGAACTGGCGTATGTAAAGTAGGAGTCCGTGAATATAACGGCAACAAGTACAACGAAGTCAAGGGTATGATCTATGCTGAAGATGTGGATTATACAAAAGTTCTGAACCAACAACCGGGTCAAGCTACACAACCAAGCTACCAACAACCGCAGCAACAGAATTACTCACAACAACCACAAGGACAAGCTGGATATCAAGCGGGTCAATTCTAGGAGGTAAGGGATGCAATTAAGACCTTATCAACAGGAAGCACGAGAGGCTGTTCAAGCTGAATGGGCTAAAGGTCGCAAGCGCACGCTCTTAGTATTACCTACAGGATGTGGAAAGACAATCGTCTTTTCCAAAATCATTGAAGACCAAGTGAAAGAGGGCAAGCGTGTGCTTGTCCTTGCTCATAGGTCAGAGCTTTTGGAACAGGCTAGCGATAAGCTCAAGACTGCGACGGGATTAGGTACAGCTCTGGAAAAAGCCGAAAATACTTCTATCGGTTCCTGGTATCGAGTAGTTGTCGGATCAGTACAAACCATGCAGAGAGAAAAACGACTTAGTCAATTTTCTCCTGATTGGTTTGATACGATTGTAGTCGACGAAGCCCATCACGCTATTTCAGATGGCTACCAGCGTGTGCTTGGTTATTTTGAACAGTCGAATGTATTAGGAGTGACTGCAACGCCTGACCGTGGAGATATGAGGAATCTTGGCTCATACTTTGACAGCTTAGCCTATGAGTATTCGCTAGTCCAAGCTATCCAAGAAGGGTACTTATCTAAAATCAAAGCTTTGACAATTCCACTTAGTCTAGACCTATCGAACGTCAGCATGTCAGCAGGCGATTTCAAGGCGAGCGATGTCGGGACGGCACTGGATCCATACCTGGAGCAGATAGCTGACGAAATGGTCAAACAATGCTCGGACCGCAAGACAGTCGTGTTCTTACCTTTGGTAAAGACCTCGCAGAAGTTTCGCGACATTCTGAACGCAAAAGGTTTTCGTGCAGCTGAAGTCAACGGAGAATCCAAGGATCGTGCCGAGATTTTAGAAGACTTTGAAAAAGACCGTTACAACGTGCTCTGTAACTCTATGCTTCTCACAGAAGGTTGGGATTGCCCGTCAGTGGACTGCGTAGTTGTGCTAAGACCTACAAAAGTGCGAGCTCTTTACTCGCAGATGGTAGGGCGTGGTACTCGTTTATATCCAGGGAAAGAAGAATTGCTTTTACTGGATTTTCTCTGGCATACTGAACGCCACGAACTATGCCGACCGGCTCACTTAATTTGCGAAACTCCAGAAGTTGCTCAGAAAATGGTTGAGAACATGGAAGAGCAGACAGGTGTCATGCTTGACCTTGAAGATATGGAAGTTAAGGCAGCAGAAGACGTAGTTGCTCAACGTGAAGAAGCATTAGCAAAACAATTGGAAGAAATGCGTAAACGTAAGCGCAAGCTGGTAGATCCATTGCAATTTGAAATGTCTATCCATGCCGAAGATTTGTCGAACTATGTGCCCAACTTCGGATGGGAGATGTCACCTCCTAGCGACAAACAAATCAAAGCGCTTGAGAAATATGGCATCTTTACTGACGAAGTAGGAAATGCAGGAAAAGCCAATCTCTTGTTGGATAGATTGCACAAACGACAATCAGAAGGCTTGACTACACCAAAACAAATTCGATTTTTAGAAGGTCGTGGCTTCAAAGATGTCGGCATGTGGCAATTTGACCAAGCTAGAAATATGATTGATCGTATCGCAGCGAACGGATGGAGATTGCCTGCAGGCGTGCGGCCAGCTGAATATGTACCGGGGTGATGTATGAAACTAAATGTAATTTACAACGAAGATTGCTTAGTCGGTATGCAAAGAATTCCTGATAAGTCAATCGACATGATATTGTGTGATTTGCCTTATGGTACAACCAGAAACAGCTGGGACAGTGTACTTCCGTTTGATAAGCTTTGGGAACAATATGAACGAATTATCAAAGATAATGGCGCGATTGTACTGACTGCACAAACTCCGTTTGATAAAGCGCTCGGAGCGAGCAAGCCGGAATTGTTGCGTTATGAATGGATTTGGGAAAAATCCAACGCAACAGGACACTTGAACGCCAATCGAATGCCGTTAAAGTCACATGAGAACATTCTTGTGTTCTATAAAGAATTGCCAATATACAATCCACAGTTTACTTACGGAAAACCGTACAAGACAACTTACAGTACGCATAGCAGCAACTACGGAAAGCAAAAGGATAATATTGAAACCGTGAATGATGGCTATCGTTTTCCTAGAAGTGTATTATTTTTCAACAACGAAAAAGATAATTTTCACCCGACGCAGAAGCCGATTGAATTGTTTGAGTACTTGATAAAGACATATACCAACGAGGGGGGGTTAGTGTTGGATAACTGCATGGGCAGCGGAACTACTGCGATAGCCTGCATTAACACCAATCGTAACTATATCGGTTTTGAAATTGATGAAGAATACTATCGTAAAGCCATAGATAGAATCAACAGTCATGTATCGCAGATGACATTATTTTAGAAAAGGAGAAAACAGTGGCAGAGAATGATTTTAACTTATTGCCGTTGCTGGATTATATCAATCCTGCCACGGTAGACTACCAAACTTGGGTCAATATCGGCATGGCTCTTAAACACGAAGGATATACGGCATCTGATTGGGATAACTGGTCGCAAAATGATAGCCGGTACAAGAAATTCGAATGCTTCAAAAAATGGGATACTTTCAACGAAGAAGCCGGAACTATCGTGACCGGTGCAACGATTACCCAACTAGCAAAAGAAAATGGTTGGGTATCGCAATCCAGCTATGATAGCGAGAATGCTCATGAGTTAGGATGGACGGATACCATCGACCGCGACTATCGTGTCATCGATAAGGATTGGATTGAAGGCAAAGAAATCCACGAGCCGACAATTTGGAATCCAGTCCAGGAAATTATCAAATACCTTGAAACGCTCTTTGAAGCTAGCGAAAATGTTGGGTACGTCACGGAAAGCTATCCAAAAGTAAACGACGAAACGGGCGAAATTGAAAAATGGCTTCCGACAAAAGGGGCGTATGACCGGACAGCCGGACAGTTAATTGAAGCCCTTAGTAAATGTAACGGCGATATTGGTGCAGTCCTGGGTGATTACCATGAAGAAGCTGGTGCATGGGTTCGATTCAATCCTATGGATGGCAAGGGTGCCAAGAACGAAAACGTGACAGATTTCAGATATGCCCTGGTCGAATCCGACAGCATGCCAATCGATAAACAAAATGCTATCTACAAAGAACTTGACTTGCCGATTGTAGCCCTGGTCCACAGCGGAAATAAATCGCTACATGCTATCGTCAAAGTAGATGCTAAGAACTATGAAGAATACCGCAACCGGGTTGATTATCTTTATAAGATTTGTCAAAAGAACGGCATTATCGTTGATACTCAAAATCGAAATCCAAGCAGACTATCACGGATGCCAGGGTTCATCCGTAATGGCCAGAAACAGTTCTTAGTAGATACAAACATCGGTAAAGCTGATTGGGACGAATGGTATCAATACATCGAAGATTTGAACGATGATTTGCCTGAACCTGAAGGATTAGCCGACAGCTGGGATAACTTACCAGAATTGGCTCCTGAGTTGATAAAAGGCGTCCTTCGTCAAGGGCACAAAATGCTGATTGCTGGACCATCGAAGGCTGGTAAGTCATTCGCTTTGATTGAGATGTCGATTGCGATTGCTGAGGGCAAGAAGTGGCTTGGTTGGGATTGTACTCAAGGACGTGTGTTATACGTCAACCTGGAACTAGACCGACCGTCTGCCCTGCATCGATTCCGTGATGTGTATCAAGCTATGGGATTGGCACCGCAAAATATCAACAACATCGATATTTGGAATCTTCGCGGGAAGACCGTACCGATGGACAAGTTGGCGCCTAAGCTCATCCGTCGAGCTTTGAAAAAGAATTACATTGCAGTCATCATTGACCCGATCTACAAGGTCTTGACTGGTGACGAGAACAGCGCAGACCAGATGGCACACTTTACCAATCAATTTGACAAAGTAGCGACAGAGCTCGGGTGCTCGGTTATATATTGCCATCACCACTCGAAAGGTTCTCAAGGTGGCAAGAAGTCCATGGACCGCGCTAGTGGTTCGGGTGTATTCGCTCGAGATCCTGACGCGCTAATCGATTTAGTAGAGCTAGAAGTGTCAGAAGAATTGCTGACACAGCGCCTGAACCAAGCAGCATGCGAGGTTTACAAACAGGCCTTGCAAGAGCGAAATAATGCCTATTACCAGCAAAATGTCGGCTTAGATGACCTATTAAGTCCAGCTCAGATGAGAACACACTTTGAAAAAGGTATCGACGATGTCATGGTTCGAGCTCCATACGTGGACAAACTAGAAGAAGTACGCAAACAAATCCAGATAGCGACTGCGTGGCGTGTAGAAGGTACGCTTCGCGAGTTTGCCAAATTCAAGCCAGTGAACATGTGGTTCAGTTATCCAGTACACGCGCTTGATGAAACGGGCGTGTTGGCCGATATTCAATTGGATGATGATAAACCAAGCTGGCAAAGAGCTAAAGAGACTCGCAAAAAGAATGCAAAGGAAGATAAAAAGCAAAAGTTGCTAGAGTTTGACGAAGCGATTGAAAATGCAAATTATGGCGAACCACCATCAAAAGAGGATGTAGCAGATTACTTAGGTATAACTGTCAGAACTGTCGAAAGACGAATAAAAACATCTAAAAAATATCAAATAGATAAAAATACAGGTAACATTATCCCTGTAATAAAATCAGCGACAGAACCGTAAAATTCTGGTCGTGTCCTAATAACGACAATACTGTAAAATTACGGTGTTGTCGTTGTCGCGACAGAACCATAAAATACGGTGTTGTCGCGCGACAGACAACTATATATTATATATATAGATAATGTCCTGTCGTCCATCATGTCCATACCTGTATAGACAGGGTTGCTTAAAACGCACCCTGTCATATACAAGGGTCATGGACTAAAAGCGAAATTTAAAAAAGAAAAGGAGTGCATTTATAAAAATGTCTATTGAGTTCTTTTTACCGATGAAAAAAATTCCGACAACAACTCACCAACAAAAAAAGGTAAACGTTCAATTTGGGAAGCCAATTTTTTATGAGCCGGCTGACTTGAAAAATGCCAGGGCGAAATTTGAGAGCTTGCTTGCGCAGCATGTCCCTCCGAACAAAATTAAAGGAGCGATTCGTCTGACAGTCAAGTGGTGTTTCCCCCGTATCAAAAAAAGCTACGATGGTCAGTACAAGACCACGAAGCCAGATACAGATAATCTGCAGAAATTACTCAAGGATTGCATGACAAAGCTTGGATACTGGAAAGATGATGCACAAGTGGCCAGCGAGATTGCTGAGAAGTTTTGGGCAGACACAGTCGGGATCTATATCAAGATTGAGGAATTGGAATGAAGATCGATTACATTGATTTCTTTAGCAGACAAATTCCAGAATGGATGGCACGCAGCAACCAAAAGAGCCAAGAAGTTGGATTCGGAACGGATGCTTATTGGCAATGGGCTGTGTCGTCTATTGGAGAAATTTGCAAACAATACAATGATGATGAACTGGTGACAGAGCAGTTCGGCCTACTCTTTAACTGGCTAGAAAAACAAGCAGGTTAAACTATGGAATATAGTAAACAAACAGTAATTGAAGTTTTGGAGCAATCGATTGAGAAAACCAAAAATGAAATCGAGAAATATTCAAAAGATTGCAACGGACGATTTGCACAAAGGAGAACGGCGCATCGTGAATTTCTAAAGAAAAGACTGAAGAAATTGGAGAAACAGTTGGAGGGACTGAAAAATGAATAGACAAGAATTGATTGAGAAAATCGAAAACGAAAAATTTATAAAAAACAATACTGATTTTGAAATAGGTTACAATCTTGCTTCTAACACCATACTCAGATACATCGAACATCTAGACGAACCAGAAAAAGTCACAATCCCGCAGTTTGTGGCGGATTATATCGAATGGACAAAAGGAGAAGATTTTCATTTACTCGGTGCAATGAATAGAGAAAACTTTGATAATAAACTCGAAGATTGGTTTTACACAGACGATAACATGGAACTTTTCGCTCGTGCTTGGCTTGACGGCTACGAGGTCGAGGAAGAGAAGCGGTATTTAGTGAAGATGAAAGGCGTTGAAAAATGCAGTAGTTATTTAAAACTCAACAAAAAATCCAATAGGTGGTACTTTGGGGAGAATTTTAGCAGTGTAATTGCTAAAGAATTAAAAATATCACACACCCGCAAAGAACTAGAAGAAGCTGGGTTTGGCTGGGTGTTTGATTGTCCAGGGATTGAGATTGAGGAGGTAACAGATTGACAATCAATATCAAGCAGCGACTAAAAGCCTTGCAATATATTGATATCAAAGTGAAGTCAAAACATCAGGAAATCATCAGCTTGAAGTCGGGTATTCTACGAGGACAGCAATTTGATAATATGCCGAAATCGAAAAATAATAAAAACCAGTCCGAAGAGTTGAATGTGCTGATCATCGATAAGTCAGAACAACTCTATCGAGAAATTCAAGCACTGTATAAAGAACGTGAAGAGCTCATTCAAGCTATCGAGTCGCTAGATGATCCGGTGGAGAATATCGTAATGCGATTGTTTTACATCGATGGGATGACCTGGAACGAAGTTGAAGCTAAGTTGAGATATAGTCGAGGCGCTATTCAAAAAATTAGGAAGTCCGCTTTTGGAAATTTATCAAAAAATGTGAACAAAGTGAACTAAAGTGAAACTTTAAAGTGTTATTATGATAGTATTGAATAGACGGTACGAGATAACGTTTCACGGTGATTTGCTTCCTGAGTTTTGTTTCTATCTTTTCTGTCTCAGTTACCGTCTATTTGCCTTTGGGAATAACAGGTCTCTCACAGGAGAGATAAGGTTCTAGACCTTGCATAAGCGGATTCGTCGACATCTGCATGGATGCCAGTGGGCGCAAATCCCACTATTCTCATGAGAGGTCTTATTAAAGTCATGCAATAAATGTGTGGCTTTTTTTATGGCTTTAAAAAAGGAGCGCGATGAAACCAAAGAGGCTTACTATTTTAAACGGCAAGAGAACAGCTGTGGACTATGATAGTCGCAATGAGGAATACACGAATTACAATCGTACCCGTTGGAAGTATGACAAGGATGTGAAAAGGTTCTATAACTCAACGGTCTGGAAGCGAACAAGTCAGCGAGTATTGCTTGAAGCAAACTATGTCTGTGCGATGTGTGGAGAGGAAGCAATAATGACTGACCACATCATCAGCGTGAAGCAAGACTGGTCTAAGAGGTTAGATAGAAACAATCTTCAAGCAAGTTGTAAGAAATGTAATGATAAGAAAGCAATCAAAGAGAAGTATTCTTATTGATTGTGTAGTAAAAACATTAAAAACGTAATCAAAAAGCGAACGAAAACAGAATACAAAAGGGCAAATTGGTCGGGAATACGCTGTAAAACGTACGGAAATACCCCCTTAAATTTTTAACGGGGGTAGGTATTGTTCGGATATAAGAACGCCGCCCTCTTCTGTGCAAAAAAATCCCTTTTTGAAAACTCAAGACACGCAGAAAGGAGGGTAATATGGGGCGAAAAATGAAGATTGTCGAAAGCAATAAAAAGCATTTGACGAAAGAAGAAAAAATTGCAAGAAAGACCATACAAGAAAAGGCTTCAGATGGTTTGGATGCATTGCAACTGACACCACCGAAACATTTTGATCCAATCGCTAAAGCTGAATACAAGCGCGTGATTGAAGATTTGAGAAAGCTACCCCTCAGAAATCTAGACAGAGCAGTATTAGAAAGCTACTGCACTTGGTATGCAGTCTATAAAGAAATATCCCGTGGATTGCAAAAAGAAGGGTATGTTTACGAAACAGACAATGGAAAGGTGTTGCCTAATAAGATGCTGTATAGTTTAGAACGTGCGACTACTAACTTAACAAAAGCAGCATCACAATTGGGTATGACAGTTGACAGTCGCATGAAGTTATTTGTGCCACAAGTAGAAGAAAAGAAAGAGAGTATTTTCGATAAATTTGGTAGTTAGGAGGATAGCTGATGAAATATAGACCGCATTATTTGAAGAAGAAAAAACACTATGTGTTAAATGAATTTTCAATAAAGGGTGGACGAATCGCAATAAACGGAAAGTTATTAGATGGAGTAACGAGTTATAGTATTGATTGGAACTCTGGCGAGCTAACTGGATTGACGATAAATATGGTTGGTAAAATGAAATGATTTTTATATCAGAGGGAAATTCCCTCTCTTTTTATTTAAGGCTGTTGGTGTAGAGGTAACATGACAAGCTCCAACCTTGTAGTCGTGGGTTCGATTCCTACACAGTCTGTATTTTGTTAGTTAGGAGGTGAAACAATGGAAGATATAGCTTATCAATATGCTTCAAGAGTTGTAAATGGAGAAATAATAGCCAGTAAGAAAGTTATAAAAGCTTGCAAGCGCCATTTGAGAGATTTGAAGCGTATGGATGATGAAGATTTTCCGTATGTTTACTTACCTGACAAGGCAAAAAATCCGATAGATTTTATCGAAATGCTCCCAGATGTCAAAACTGGCAAACCATATCCGCTGGCAGATTTCCAAAAATTCATTTTATCGAGTCTGTATGGCTGGAGAAAAAAGTCTGATACATCTATCAGACGATTCAAAAAAGCTTTAATTAGCTTGGCCAGAAAGAATGGTAAGACAATATTAGTCGCTGGTATTGCTTTATATGAGTTTTTGTTTGGTCGCAACCCTGCAATGAGTCGACAGTTGTTTTGTACAGCGAATGACCGTTCACAAGCACGAATTGCTTATGATATGATCCGTAAGCAATTGGAAGCATTAAGAAGTCAAAATTCAGACATCAGAAAAGCTACTAAAGTAGTACGAGATGAACTCCGTAACTTGAATGATGAAAGTTATGTGCGTGCATTGAGTCGTGAAACTGGTGCAGTCGATGGTTTTGAACCGTATGTTGGTATCTTAGATGAATTTGCAGCATCTAAAACTAATGAGATGATTGAGCTTCTCGAATCTGGTCAAGGTCAGTTAGACAACCCATTGATTTTGATTATCTCAACAGCTGGATTTGATTTAAACGTACCAATGCACACTATTGAGTATGCGTATATCGAAAAACTTCTCGATGAAGAAGTTAAAAACGATGAATACTTTGCCTTCATTGCTGAACAAGATGATGAAGAGGAAATCAAAGATGAAAAGAACTGGATAAAATCAAATCCAATTCTTGAAGTCAAAGCGCTACGTAAAAAGATGATGGACTACCTACGAAAACGTAGGAAGGTGGCACTTGAGACAGGAACAATAAATGAAATCCTAGTTAAAAACTACAACATGTGGCGACAATCATCAGAAGAGTCTTACATGGATAAAGAAAGCTGGGTGAAGGCTAAGATTGATAAACCTGACACTAAAAAGCGTAGAGTTTGGTTAGGTGTCGATGTTGGTCGCTCTAGTGACTTGTTCTCCATTTCTCCTATGGTCATGATGGATGACTACTGGTATGCAGATAGCTTTTCTTTTGTGGCCACTAAATATGGCTTGATTGCAAAAGAGAAAAGAGACGGTGTTTCTTATACAAACTTGGAAAGAGCTGGTGAGTGTGAGATAACAACGCTTGAGAGTGGGGTTATCGATGATGAGCGCGTGCTTGAGAAAATCGAGGAAATGGTATACGGAAATGATTGGGAGTTGCAAGGTATTTTCTTTGACCCTTATCAATTCGGTTCACTATTAACTATGATAGAAAAGCGACATCCAGAATGGCCACTAGTCCAGATACCACAAACCACCATGGTCTTGAATATGCCCACAAAACAATTCCGTGATGATGTCCGTCAAGGAAAAATCAAGCATAGTGGTAATCAGTTGCTGACAATGGCAATCAATAACGCATATACAAGAGTTGATAATAACGGTATGAGGATTGATAAAAACAAAAACAGTAATAAAATCGACCCTCTGGATGCTCTGTTAGATGCTTATGCTGCTTGTTATTTAGAGCCATTTGATGGAAGTGGTTATTGGACAAACGAGAAAATCCTGGAAGGAGGTTCGCTGTTTTAATGTTGAAAAAAATTTTTAATCATATACACACAATATTATTGTTGATTGGCATAGGATTTATATCTTACAGCCTTTTTTTAATGAATGAAATAACTGGTTTTCTAGGAACTGGAGCACTTTTGGTTTTGTTAGCTATGCTTATTAATCTTGAAAACACAATGAAGTAGAAAGGAGGTGATAAAATAAATGACTTTTTTTCAATCTTTAGGTTCGTCAAAACTATCTTATGACGACTATATCTCTTCTGTAATCACTGGTAATTCAAGCCCTGAATATACTGGTATATCTGCTTTAAAAAATAGCGATGTCTTGACTGCAGTGTCTATCATAGCTGGAGATGTTGCTCGTTTTCCATTATTGAAAAAAGATTTAATGGGTAATATCGAACAAGATGAAGATATGAATTATCTTTTGAATGTTAAATCCACAGGCAATACATCAGCAAGGCAGTGGAAGTTTGCAATGACAGTCAATACAATTTTGACTGGTAATTCATTCTCTCGTATTCTACGTGATCCAGTAAGTGGCAAACCTTTGGAATTTCAATTCTTTAGACCGTCCGAAACAACAGTAGAAGAAACCAATAATCACGAGTTGATTTATACTTTCCGTGACCGTCTGAATGGTAAGGAAATTGTATGTAAAGCAGAAGATGTCATCCATTGGAAATTCTTTAGCCATGACACTATTCTAGGCAGGTCTCCACTGCTTTCTCTTGGAAACGAAATCAGCTTGCAAGATGGTGGATTGAATACCTTAATTAAGTTCTTCCGTGATGGTTTTTCAAGTGGAATTATCAAACTTAAAGGTGCTCAATTAAACGGTGAAGCACGTAAGAAAGCCCGTATGGACTTCGAGAAAATGCGTGAAGGTTCAACTGGTGGCAGTCCATTGGTATTTGATGATACACAGGAATACACACCGCTTGAAATTGATACGAATGTCTTGCAGTTGATTACATCTAATAACTTCTCTACTGCCCAGATTGCCAAAGCTTTACGAGTTCCTAGTTTTAAGTTAGGAGTAAATAGTCCTAACCAATCTGTTGCACAGTTGACTGAAGACTATGTAACCAACGACCTTCCATTCTACTTTGATGCAATCACAAGCGAACTCGCTTTGAAAGTGTTTAGTGATGAAGAACGTAGGAAGTATCGTGTTGATTTTGATACACGTAGCGTAACTGGTAGAAACGTAGATGAGATTGTAAAACTTGTGAACAATCAAATCTTAACACCTAACCAAGCATTGGTTGAACTTGGTAAAGAGCGTTCTACTGATCCAAACATGGACCGTTACCAATCAAGTTTAAACTATGTCTTCTTAGATAAAAAAGAAGAATATCAATCGATGAAAGGAGGTGAGATAAGGGATGCCAAAGAGAATCAAGATGAAAGGTCCACTGATTCCGAATAACAGCCAGGAAGCATACGACTACTTTGGTTTGGAAGCGGTCAGTGCTAAAGCTATCACAGATGCTTTTCCAGAAGACAATAGTGACATCGTTTTGGAAGTTAATTCCAACGGTGGCCTTGTAACTGTTGGAAGTGAAATCTATACGGCGTTGAAAAGTTATCCAGGGCATGTAACTGTGGAAGTAACAGGAATGGCAGCAAGCGCTGCTAGTGTTGCAATCATGGGAGCGGATAAAGTGCTTATCAGTCCAACAGCTCAGATAATGATTCACAAAGCGTTGTATGGTTATGTATCTGGTAATAGTGATGATTTAGATAAAGCTTCAAATGCTCTTAAATCTAGTGACCAAGCTATTGTAAATGCGTATGTAGCTAAGACTGGATTGGAAGAATCAGTTATCATCGACATGATGAAGAATGAAACCTTCATGTCAGCTAGCGAAGCAGTTGAAAAAGGCTTTGCAGATGAAGTGATGACCTTTGATGATATCGGTGCAGTAGCGAGCCTGGAGAATGGATTGTTACCACAAGCAGTTATTGATGACTTCTACGCTAACCGTAGCAAGCGTAAGTCAGAAATCCAAAATATGCTACGAGAAATCGAAAAAGAAGAATTACTCAGAGGGCTATAAGCTCTCTTTTTAATACCAAAAAAAGGAGAAAAAACAAGGTATGTTTAAAGAAAAAATGAATGAACTTAAAGCACAGATTGAAAATATCGGTGCTGAAATTGTTAACAAGACAGATGAATTGAAATCTGTTTTGAACTCTGACGATCTTGAAAAAGCTCGTGAAATTCGTGCTGAAATTGAAGCATTGAAAACACAAGAAGCTGAAGCTAAAGCTAATTTGAAAATTTATGAAATTGCAGAAGAAGGAGTTGGAATGGTGGCAACTGGTGAAAAACACGAAGTAAAAGCAGAAGGTAAATCTTACCGTGAATCTGTTAACGAATGGGTACGTACTAAAGGTGCGGTCGCTGACTCAAACTTGAAACTTGAAGGAAAAGACCTTCTTATTCCAATGAATGAAGCTGTTAACCCAACACAAGACGGATTGAAAAAAGCAAACACTGAAAAAGTAACTAGCAAGGAAATCGTAACTACACCAATTCGTGAAGTTAAGACAGTGCTTGACCTTAAACAATTTGCAACAATTCACAAGGCTTCTAAAGGTGAAGGTTCATATCCTATCCTTAAACACGCTACATCTAAGATGGCAAGCGTAGATGAATTGGAAAAGAATCCAGCTCTTGCTAAGCCAGATTTTACAGATGTTCCTTGGAAGGTTAAAACTTACCGTGGTGCGATTCCACTTTCACAAGAAGCTATTGACGATGCGGATGTTGACCTTCTTGCAATCGTAGCAGAAGCTGCTAACCAAATTAAAGTGAACACGACTAACGATGCAATCGGTGGAGTATTGAAAACATTTGAAGCTAAAAATGCAGCAGATTTGGATGCAATTAAAGCTATCTTGAATGTTGACCTTGACCCAGCTTACAACGTATCATTTGTAGTTTCTCAAAGTTTCTATCAAAAGCTTGACACAATGAAAGACAAGAATGGTCGTTACTTGCTTCAAGACTCTATTGTTTCTGCATCAGGTAAAGCCTTCCTTGGTCATCCAGTATTTGTAGTAGCTGACACTGTTCTTGGTGAAGCTGGTGAAGCTAAAGCGTTTATCGGTGATGTACAACGTGCGGTACTCTTTGCTGACCGTCAAGAACTAGGTCTTCGATGGACTGACAATGAAATCTATGGTCAATACTTGCAAGCAGTTGTGCGCTTTGACGTTAAGAAAGCAGATGCTAAAGCTGGTTACTTTGTAACTATGCCCTAATACTCCCCCAATTAGTGGGGGTGTCTCACGGTCAGCGGTAACTTTAGCAGTACCAACCGCAAGTAGCACCAAACAAGATATCATGTCTTATTTAGATAGCAAGGGAATTTCTTACGCTGCATCTCAAACTAAAGAGCAACTACTAGCCTTGATTGGAGGTTAGAGCTATGGAAGCTAAAAAGAATGGTTTTCTTGAAGAAGTCAAGTTGTATTGTAAAATTGACTATGACTTTGAAGATGAACTACTACTTGAACTTATTGAGTCAGCAAAAGAGCAAATATGCTTTGCAATCGATAATGATTTAAGTCCAGATGATTTAGTAGAATATGCGAAATTCCGACTAGCTGTCAAGAAACAAGTCAAAGAAGAGTACGAACATCGTGGAATGTCAGCGGATAGTATGCGCTATCCTTTAGCGAATGGTGTCTTAAACATCATTCACCAACTTAGAACACGGAAGGAGAGTTAATGCGGACACGTAAGATGAATGTTCGCATTACTTTTTTTCAAAGAGTTGGCGGACAAAACGAAGATGGAGAAGTGCTAGATTTTGAAAGAAAAGACTTATATACTTGCTGGGCAGAAGTATCTAAAACGTCCATCAAGGATTTTCGTGAAAATGTGACAGTCACTAAAAGTGCAGGTTTGACAGAACATAAAGACACTAAAACATTCTTAATCCGTCATCTTCCTAAACTACCTTTTGACAATTCTTGCTTTGTAGAATTTGATGGTAATGAGTATCAAATCATTGCTATTGAACGAGATCACGCAAACAAGGAAATTGATTTGATTAAGGGAGTGATGGTTTCGTGACAAAAGGATTGGATTTATGTCTTAATAATCTAATTAAATTAGAAGTTAAAGCGCCTAAAGTTGCTCGTGAAGCTGTCACGATGGTCGCTGAAGAGTTTAAGAAAGAGCTTGAAGTAAATACTCCAGTTTCTGACGAACCCACACCCACTCGTTTGAAAGAAGATGTAAGAATCGGTAATTTCAAAGGAAGTGGGAATGCTCCTTCAAAAGATATCGGCTTTGGTCGGTCTACTGGTTGGCGTGCAAAATATCCGAATGCGGGAACAATCTATCAAAAAGCACAGGATTTCGAGGAAAAGACTATCAATGCAGTCACTCCTCGTGCTAAAGAAATCTATAAACAAAAAATAAGGGAGGTGTTAAAATAAATGATTGCTGAAACTGAAGCATATAAACTTTTGGTAGCAGATGAACAGTTGAATCGACTGTTTAATGAGTTTAGAGGCAAGGAGTTTCCAGGATACAAACAAGGTATCTTTACTTACGATATTCCTGAAAAGCCTACAAACTTAAAACGAAAAGAGCTTGCTCCGTTTGCAAGAATTTATTTAACTTACGAAGCGCCTCACAAGTATGCAGATGATAAAATCATCTCAATGGAACAACGTATCACAATCAACTTTTGGTGTAAGAACGCAAAACAAGCTGACCAAATCGCCAAAAGAATGGATACAATCTTAGAAAGTAGTGGATTTGAACGCTACACAGCAAATGAGAAACCTCGATACATGGATGACGACATTGGACTACTAATGAATGTCCGAAAATATCGTCTTTTTGATTGGAGTGATCTCGAAGAAATGAAAGGAAAATAAATAAATGTCTAAAGTTAAATTTGGTTTACGTGGTTTTGAATATGGGGTTTTGAACGATAAAAACCTTGTACCAGGAGAAACTAAAAAAATCCCTGGTTTGAAATCAGCAAAATTGGATATCACAAATGAATTGAACACTATCACAGCAGATGATGGACCATACGTAGTATTGTCTTCTGGTATCACTGGAACAACTCTTGAAGTATCATGGTTGGATTTGGGTAGTGATGCTCGTAAAGATTTTTACGGTATTACTGTTGAAAATGGTGTTGAAAAATACAATAAGAAGATGACTCCAAACGATATCGCTTGCTTGTTCCGCACAACTGGTGATGATGGTAAAGGTATCTGGGTTGGTCTTCTTAAAGGTAAGTTCTCACTTCCAGGAATGGATTTGGAAACAAAAGACGGTTCACCAGAGCCTAAGAACGATACTGTATCTGGAAGCTTTGTAGCTCGTGGAGATGATGATGAAGGTCTTGTAATTGTAGTTGGTCGCGAAGACAACCCACAATTCCAAGAAACTGAATTCCGTAAACTCGTTTTCCCAAAGTCTTAAGCGGTGCTAGTTCTGAACGAACAGTAACCGCTGATTCAGGCGCAACAAGACAAGAATTATAAGAACAGGCTTGGTTTTCCAAGCCTTTATTTTTTAAAGGAGTAAATAATGTTTGAAATTAAATTTAAAAAAGCAGGTGTGTTGAAGGAATTTTCAAAAGACTACGTGAACGTAGAAGACAACCTGTTGGCTTTGGAACACCAGGTTCGACAAACTTCATTGTATGAACACAAGGAAGATTTGCTAAATCCTGCTAAACATCGTGAATTAAATGAAGCGTATCTTGATATGTTTGTAAAAATGTACGGTGAGCAGTTTGATGTGGATGATTTAAAAGGTGCAAGTGTTGAAACGCTTGAAACATTGAACGATCTATATCTTGCAGCGCTCGGTGGAAAACAAGAAGAAAAAGAGACCACCAAGGGAAAAAAGAAGAAAAAGGGCTAAGCCCTAAAGAAGCTCAAAACAATCTATTGATTTGGGTTCAATCATTAATGAGTCAAGGATATACAATCCATGATATTAAAAGTATGCGTTTATCAGATTTTAATTTGATGGTGCAGGCTTTAGAAACAAAAGAAAGCCAAGAGGAAGAAGAAACAACCCTTGACAAGGCCTTCCCATTCCTTTTTGGATAGAAAGGAGAATGAATGGCAAGTAATATTGGTGAATTAGTCGCCACTGCAACCTTAGATGTCGCTCCTTTTCAGTCGAATGTCGGGAGGTTGAAAACCTATCTAAAAGGTGTCGATAATTCCCTTAAAGCGATGGAAAATAATTTTAAGGGAGCTGGTAAGAATGTCAGCAACTTAAAAGGCCTTTTGTCGCAAACTGGTTCAGCTCTAAGCTCATACCAGAAGGTATTGAGTTCACAGAGTGAACGGTATAACCAACTAAAAGCAAGTATTGGAGATGTTTCAACTGCCACTGCTGAACAAAAGCAAAAGCTAGTTGAAGCAAGTGCTAGTATGACAGCTACTGCTGCTAAAGTAGCTGAATTACAAAACCGATATGAACAGTTAGCTAGTTCCATGAGAAAAGCTTATATCGATGATAGTGCCTTCACTAAGTTTGGTAATAGTGCGCGGGAAGTCGGTGAAAAGTTTAGTAAAGTTGGTAAAGAGATTTCTGGTTTTGGTTCTGCTTTAACTCGTGGAGTTACTGCTCCAATCGTGGCAGGTGCAGGTCTTGTAGTGAAGGCTGCGATTGACTATGAATCAGCGTTCGCTGGGGTAAAACTTTGCCCTCTCTGGTAGTAATATCAGAGTAATTAAATCGAGCAAAAACGGTAAAAGCTAAGTATTTTGTGTTATAATAAGATATGGATAGATAAGGAAGTCATGAGCCTTATCGATAAGAGTGTTACCCGAACACTCTTCCATTTTTAATAATACGGGTTAAAGCAATTCGGGAGGCTTTAATATGGCAAAAATAAAATGTACTTGTGTCCATTGTGGCAACGAGGTTTTTCGTTTTCCAAGTCAAGTTTTAGGAACAATTTTTTGTTCAAGAAAATGTCGTTCAGATTACAACAAGGAAAATCACACTAGGGAATTAACTTGTTTTATTTTGTGGAAAGAAATTTAGAAAACGAAAAGCAAATATAAATGGTAAAAATCACTTTTGTACTAGAGTTTGTAAAGATAAATGGCAAAAAGATGGTCTGAAAGGGGAAAACAATCCATTTTATAGTAAAACTCACACAGAGAAAACAATAAATTCTATCAAAAGAACAATCAAACTTACAAGAAAAGTTGGAGTTGAAAGTCCACGGTATTGCAGAGTGGAACAAGATTGCGAAGTATGTGGTAGACACTTTATGACTACTCCTTATTTAAAAAAGAGAAGCAAACATCACTATTGTTCAATAGAATGTCATGCAATCGGGAAGTCAAACTATGGCTCTGGAAGAAACAATCCAAATTTCAATCCTGAACTTTCAGACGAAGACCGAGCTAACAGAAGTAGAGTTAGGATTATAGGTTATAAAAAATTCAGATTGTCAGTCTTGGAAAGAGATAAAAACAAATGTGTGATTTGTGGAACTGAAGAAAAAATAATCGTTCATCACTTAAATTCACATCATTGGGATAAAGAAAACAGAGTAAATCCAGAAAACGGAGTATGCTTGTGTGAAAAATGCCATAAAGATTTCCACAAGAAATTTGGATATAAAAACAACACAAAAGAACAATTTAAAGAATATGAAAAAAGCATCTAATAAATAGGTGCTTTTTTAACACACAAAATATACGCTAATACCGTGCTAACTTATCAGATTGCGAAAGGCTGATAAGTAGTGTAGAGCGTAGGAAGTGAACAAATATAATCTTCCCACGAGTGTTCGACAACCTTTATTGTAAAGGTTGAATATGTACGCCGAACTTACGGGAAACCGTAAGAAGTAGAGGATAAAAAGCCTTTACGATAACAAATTGAAAGAAAACAGTAGATGAAACTGCCACAGTATCTTATCAAAAGCTATCAGATGGCATTCGTCAGATGGCTAAAGAATTGCCAGCCAGTGCAGTTCAAATTGCAAACGTAGCAGAAGTAGCAGGACAATTGGGTATTAAGGCAGATGATATCCTTAAATTCTCACGTACCATGATTGATATGGGAGAATCAACCAACTTGAGCGCTGAAGATGCTGCAACTGCAATCGCTAAGATTGCAAACATTCTAGGTTTAACATCCGACGAGTATTCTCGTTTTGGTGCATCTGTTGTAGACCTTGGTAATAACTTTGCCACAACCGAAAAAGACATCGTCGAGATGACCAACCGTTTAGCAGCAGGTGGTAAACTAGCAGGACTAACTGCTCCAGAAATCTTAGGTCTAGCTACTGCGATGAGTTCGGTTGGTATTGAGGCCGAGGCTGGTGGTACTGCAATGACTCAAACTCTTACAGCTATTGGTAATGCAGTTTCATTGACTACTAAGGACTCAGCAGATGATCTAGCATTGATTGCTAAAGTAGCAGGAACAACGTCAGAAGAATTCCAACAAGCTTGGAAAGAAAAACCAGCTGAAGCTTTACAATCATTTATTAAAGGTCTTAATACAGCGCATGAAAAAGGCGCAAACATGGACGCAATTCTGATGAAATTAGGCATGACAGGGATTAGACAAGGAAACATGCTTAAATCTTTAGCCTTATCCTCAGACAAGATGAGTGCAGCAGTCGAACGATCTAACCAGGCCTGGAAAGATAATACTGCATTGACAAATGAAGCAAACAAGCGCTATGAAACTACTGAGTCTCAATTAAAGATGTTTAGAAATCAGTTGACAGATATTGCGATTGAATTTGGAGGTCCGCTTATCAAGGCACTTAGAAGTGGTCTTGATGCAGTCAAGCCATGGATAAGTAATCTTGCTGATTTAGCTAAAAAATTCAGTTCATTATCGACAGAGCAACAACAAAATATTATCAAGTGGGGCTTGATGGCGGCCGCTTTAGGTCCAGCTCTTAAGATTTTAGGAAGTGGTATTTCTGTTATCGGTGGTACCGTAAAAGCCATCGGTGGCCTTTCAAAAGGCATTGGTATTTTAAGTGGTTCAGTAAAATTCCTTGGAAATTTGTCAAGCGTAACAAGTGGATTAAGTGCCGTAGCTGGTTCAGCTGGAGCAGTTGAAACTGCAGTGGCAGGAGCAAGTGCAGGAACTGGATTACTTGGTAGTGCACTAGGATTCTTAGTTAGTCCGATAGGATTGGCTACTGTCGCATTGGTTGGTGCAACTGCAGCAGCAGTCTACTTCTCGAACAAGGCTTATGAAGCTTATCAACGTTCACAAGAATGGGGTACAAGCGTTAGCAAAGAACAAGCTGGTCAACTTCAAAACTTTAAAGATAAGGTAGATGAAGCAAGTGAAGCTATGACTACTTTTGGTGCAAGTGCTGAAGGGGTTGATAAAGTAACTACTGCAGTCCAAAAACTAGCGACTGAAATTCAAAAGTTAGCGGATGAGAATCTAGCTAAAGATATTGACATGGCTCGCAATTTAGGATTGAGCGAGGAAACAATTCAACAAATAACTACTCATTCAGACCAAGTAAAAAACAATGTTCAACAGATGTCTGATGAAGTTATTAAAATATATCAGAATGCTGCAAACAATCATCGCAAACTTTCAGAAGAAGAAAAAGCGATTGTACTATCTAATCAGAATGAATTGATAAACACTCAATTAAGTTTAATGGAGTATTCTGGTGAAGAACGTATCAATATGATTAAAGCTTTCAATGGTCAAGCTGATGAATTGAATACAGAACAACTTAAAAAAGCTACTGAATTAACTGAAAAATGGGCAAAAGACGAACAAGCTTCATATAAGGAACGCTTGGACGGATACAAGAAGCTCATGGATCAAATCAAAGGCGAGGATGAAAAATCTGTTAAGGCACGTACTGAAATTAAAGCTAAAATGGAACAGTTGGAAGCGGAACATACCGCTAAGATGGAAGCATATAGCCAGAAATGGAATGATTTACAAGGTAGACTTTTGAAAACCTTGAAAGTTAGTCCAGAAGCGTTAACAGGCATCATGAATCAGCTTAAATCACGAGCTGAGGAAATGGGATTGACCTACGATGAAATGGCTATCAAATTCCAAAATACCTTCTCAAAAGTGCAAGAAGGTAACAGCATGTGGGCACAAACTGCTAAAGATGCAACTGAATCAATGAAGCTCGCAAACACTCAATGGAATGCTATGGTTTGGGATGAAAAAACTGGTAAGTTAAAAACCAATGCAGTCGAAGAAGTCCAAAAGGCCCTTGAAGCAGAAGGTGGATGGGATGCCATGCAGTTCATTCTTAAAGAAGCAAATCTTGAAACGAATGCACGCTTAACAATTGGTGAAGCCTTGGTCGCAAATGGCCAGTGGGAGAAATTATCTCCAGAAGAGAAAAAGCTGATTGTGAATGAAAAACCAGCTGTTCAAGCTATCTTGGATAGCAAAGAAACGCTGGCACAATGGAATGCACTGCCTTCTGAAATTAAAGAAATCCTTGGTAAGAACGAAAGTTTCTTGAGTAGTGCAGAAGGTGCTAAACAAGCATTGACTCAATGGAATTTAATGACACCAAGTGAAAAAGCTTTGGCTGTTAAAGACTTAGCAAGTAACGATGTTAAGGTGGTTCAAGGTCGTATTGATTCAATGACTGGTAAGCAGTTACCTATTGAAGCAATCGACAACACAGCAAGTACAGTTGAATCTGTCTTGTATGGTGTGAATTCTATTCAACAAACCAGTCCAATTGATATCAATGCCACAGACCAAACAGGTGGACAGACTGCATCTGCTTATGCAGGAGTTAATGTAGTTAAACAAGATAGTCCTATTGGCATCGATGCCATGAACAGAACACAGGGTGAAGCTTCAGCTGCAGGATATTCAGTAAACTCAGTAAGACAAAGTAGTCCTATCAGTATTAACGCTCAAAACAACACAAGTGGCGCGATTAATAGTGTTTGGTCGGGATTGTTATCTTTACCAGCTGTTAAATTTATTGATATTATCACACGTCACTTTACTGAACAGCACGCAAAAGGTACAGACAATCACCCAGGAGGTCTTGCAACAGTCAACGATCAACGTGGTACGCTCTATAAAGAATTGGTAACGTTACCGGACGGGACTTCCTTCATTCCAGAAGGTCGAAATGTGGTTTTACCGTTGCCACCTGGTTCAAAAGTCATGCGAGCTGGTAAAACTCGTAGCTTGATGAACCGTTTAGGTATTCCAAACTATGAAAAAGGTATCGGTTTTGAAGATACAAAAATCTCACATTTAAGTAGACGGATTCAGAGTGTTAACGTTCGAAATAGTCAACGTGGCTATCAGAGTACTATATTCACTTCTGATAGCTATGGCAATAGTGGAAACGGTCAAGCAGTAGTAGCTGAATTGGTCAGCTTGAAAGAAAGTGTAGAAAACTTGCTTGGAAGACTACTTGATAAAGATTTCAATACTTATTTAGACGGTCAAGAGATCGCTAAAAATTCTTATCAATACCAAGGAAGCATTATGAGAAGGGAGGGTATTTAATGTCAAATTATTTAAAGGTCAATGATTTTACAACAAAAGGTTTAAGAAATTGTGTAGTCGTAGACTTTGGAATAATCCGTTCTGCCACTCCTCGTTTCTCTGAGCAGTTAAAACCATTTGGAATGAATGGTAGCTATAATCAGGAAGAAGGCGCTTATGAAAGTTATGAACGAACCATTCGTATTTTCTTCGAGCGTTTTTCTGATCTAGCAACTTTGATTGAGAAATTCAATACAGTAGGAAACCAGTTGGAATTTAGTAATCAACCCGATTCGCTTTTCTATGCTGACTTCCTAGATACTGAAATTACACAAAAAGGTATGTATGGCTGGGAATTAGCAATCAAGTTAGATATGCAACCGTTCAGATATCCAAAGAACATTGAACCAGTCGTATTCTCAAGCGGTGGAACGATTGACAACATCGGTACAGTCCATTCAGAACCCGTCATAGAGATTGAAGGTAATGGAGATGTATCGCTTACGATTGGCCAGAAAACTATGCACTTGACTGTAAATAACAAAGCTACAATCGATTGCAGGCAAAGAAAACAGAATATCTATAATGCAACTGGAGCAGTTCAAAACACTCTAAGAAAGCGTGGAGGGTTCTTTGAAATCCCTGTCGGTCAAAGTGGCGTGACATTTACAGGTAATGTCCGTAAGGTAACTATTCGTCCGAATTGGAGGTATAAAGTATGATTTATTTAACTGAAGGAAACATACCTCTTAATGCTGCCTACGACGATGATATCGTTCAAGAAGCAAATAGCACCTATCAATTATCGTTCAAGTTTCCTACAAATAATATCTTGTGGCAAAGACTAAGAGAAGAAACATTCTTGAACGCTGATGATCTACACGGTGAGCAAGATTTTGTAATTTTCGAAGTTGAGAAAAAGCATGGATATATTCAGGTCTATGCTAACCAAGTCATGACCTTGTTAAATCACTATGTTGTCAATCCAATGTCTTTGGATAGAGCAACTGGTTCGACTGCTTTAAGTAGTTTCGCTGGAAGCATCACTCGTGACAATCCATTCTCATTCTTCTCAGATATCGATGATAGACACACCTTCAATATCGATAGTAAGAATGCTATGGAAGCACTCACCAAAGATAAACACTCTATTCTTGGTTTGTGGGGTGGTGATTTAGTCAGACATGGTTACCAGGTACGGTTGTTAAAAAATGGCGGTTCAGAAAATGAATCGCTTTTTATGTACAAGAAAAACTTATCAAATTATGAGCACAAGACCTCTACAAAATCCTTACGGACTCGAATTACTTTCATTACCACTGTCCGTGGTGAGGGAGAAAATCCAGTCGATAAGCACTATAAAGTGGTTGTCGACAGTCCACTGATTAACAAATACAGTCAGATTTATGAGGATGTTGTAGAAGTCAACGACCAGGGCGTTAAGGATGAAGCAAGCCTTAGAAAGTATGGTGAGCAGTATTTCAGAACAACCTTGTGCGATATGCTCGAAGATAGCATTGAGATTGATGTTATCGGTCAGAGTGATGTTCCCGTTCAAATGTTCGATGTTGTGGGTGTCTACCACGAATACTACGATTTAGACGTAAGAAAGAAAATCACAAAATACAACTATTCTCCAATGGCTAAGAAATTGAAGAGTATTGGTTTTGGAGAATTCAAGTCAGGTCTTGCAAGCGCAATCGGTAACGTGGTAAGTGATGCTGTCAAGAATGAAACTCAACATTTAGATGGAATTTTTGAAGCGAAATTAGCTAAAGAAATTCAAAATGCTAACCTTGCCTTTGACCGAAAAAAAGAAGAATTAACTAATCAATTCACAGATGAAGTGAACGCAATAAAAGCCAAAGCAGAGCAAAACAAGCGTGATCTGTCGGATGAGATCGACAATCGATTCTCAGGTTTCGATAGCAGCATGAACGAGAAGCTCGAAGACCAACGGTCTAAAATCGAAGAGATTCGAGCTGTTGGTTCAACGGTTAGTCGTACGGCAGAAGAAGCCTTGGAAGAAGCTAGAAATGCTTTAGAATCTGCTAAGACATCTAAAGACTTGTCTGATTCAAACCTTGTCAAAATCGAGCAGATGACAGACCGATTCAGGACTCTTGTGTCTAAACAAGAGGTTGACCCGCTATCTGATAGGTTGAGGATTGCTGAAAGCAGAATCGATGTTCAAGCTGACCAGATTATCGAGAAATTATCTCGTACCGATTTTGACAGATTGGCCAATGATAGAGGTTTTCAAACTGCAACCCAAGTCCAGAACACAGTCAAACATTCGGTCGACGGATTTCAAAGGACCATCTCACGAATTGAAACCAAACTAAGAGACGTTATCCGCAATGATAATCTCTTGCAGAATTCTTCCTTCATTCCTTCTGGAGAGGGCTTGGAAGGCACATGGAGACTAAATAATTCAGGTGGTAATGGTAGGACAGAAGTCGTACAGCTTACGGATGCGCCACACAGTGCTATTAAAAAAGGCATTCGGATTGTAAATAACACCAACGGTGCGAATAAAGATATCGCACAAGGTATCAACCTAATTGTTGGTGAAAAATATACCATGTCCTGCTGGGCAAGGGTGATAAAACCTAATGTAAATCTCTTGCTTCATCCATGGGCCCCCAACAATCGTAATCGTTTCATGAGCAAAGCTATTACGAATACAGATTGGATTCGCTATCAATTCACATTCACTGCAGATTCAACCTACAATTCAATCCAATTTGGTCAAACAGGCAGTGGTAGTCTTGAAATCTGTGGGATGAAAATCGAGCATTCTGACCGCATGACAGACTACGATGTTAACTCTTCTGAAATCGTGAGTGTTGTAGAATTTAACGATGTACGAGATACAGTTTTATCACATACTCAAACATTGCAACGACAAGACCAAGCAATTTCACAAGTCATTCAGACTGCTGACGGTCTAGTTAGTCGTGTATCTAATTTCTTAGATGACTTTAACCTGGTATATGATCCAACGAATTTCAGTAAGTGGGTTAAGAAACAAGCTGATGCCAATGTTATCGAAGTTCAAGCTGACACTAGATTGCTACGAATTACCACTACTGGTAAAAAACAAGCAGTCTATCACGGTTTCGCATTACCACTTAACACATCTACTTTCACGAAGGGAGAGAAGCTCAGCTATCGCATGGAAGTGTGGGTGGATGTGTTACCAGATGCACCGCTTGGAATCGAGCTATGGGCATCTGACGGTGGACTTGCATCCGATAGTGTTACTCTTACGAAAACTGGAATTCAAATCATTACAGGTACGATGACTGTCCAGAAATCAACAACAAAAACAAGAGATTTTCCTCTTGAAATTTGGTTGATGAAGAACGGACAAGTCGCTATCGGACAAGTCTCTTTAATTCGTGGAGACAAACCGCCTAAAAAGTTCAGCGACAACACATCTACACAGGATGTTGTCACACAAACTCAGGTATCACAGTTGCATGATTCGTATGCTATCCAAACCCTCACAGGGCCTGGTGCGATTTCTTCACAAATAAATCTGAATAGCAATAACATTCTGATTGAAGCTGCTAAAATCCGCCTCAAAGGTAGAACACTTCTAGATGAAATCACAGCCATAGACGGGTATTTCAAGCGATTGTTCGTAGGAGATGCACGGATTGGAACGTTAAACACTGACATCATTCGCTCGAATTCGATTGCAGCAGATAAGTTGATATTTGACACAGCACTAGCGAAGAAGCTTGTAGCTAGCGATGTATTCACGGATACTTTAGCTGCTAAAACTGCCTTCATCAACAAGCTACGCTCAGTAGTAGTATCTGCTACGCTGCTTGAAGGTTATAAGGGTAAAATCGGTGGCTTCCAAATCGGTACGCATGACAAGGACCCGACTGTTTTTTGGTTAACTGGAAGCAACAGTTTCCGAGTGGGAATGTCTGATGGCGGATGGAAAGCGAATCAAACAGCCTTATGGGTTAACTGGGGTAATAACTGGGGCAAGCCGGGAAATCAAGCTTGGTTTGTAACAAACCAAGGGAGTATGCATTGCTACAACACTGCTAACTTTTGGAATACACCCGTGGTTCATGGAAATCTACGAGTGACAGGTAAAATCTATTACGACAACCGTGATAATGGTGGCAAGTATGGATTTTGGATGAGTTCACCACGATATACAAACATGGACGCTAGCAACGGTTATCTGTATTTTTATTTAGACAACGGGACATACGACTGGATTACTTTGAACAAAGACTTGTCAGACCGTAGATACAAGACCAATATCCAAGATAGTCAAGTGTCTGGACTGGATGTCATCGAAAAGCTTAAAACATACTCTTATCGCAAAGAGTATGACGGTAAAGTCGAAGATATTTCTTGTGGTATCATGGCTCAAGATGTCCAGCAAGTCGCGCCAGAAGCCTTTTTAGAAAATCCAGATGGTGCTTATTCATATAACACATTCGTACTTTTGCCTTATCTCATCAAGGCGATTCAAGAATTAAACCAAAAAGTAGAAAGGTTGGAAACAACAACATGAACGAACAAGACAAACAGATTAGTAGTCTCACGATTAAATCATTGAGTGAAAGAGTCAGCAACGAAGCTACTCAATCAGCTACGCTAGAAGCTCTATATACGGTTACAGCTATGGAATTGGAGCAGATGAAACGAATCATTGAATCAAACGAAGAATTGAAAGCTAAATTTGAAGAAGTGAAAGGACAAACAAAATGACAGTGAACAACTATACGCTCGCAACTAAACCTTATACTCGTGGTTTCGGAGACAAAACTACAACAGTTGTAGAAATCCGTTTGCAAGACGGAAATCGCTATAGCACCAACCAACGCGAATTGGCTGGTGACCGCACACAAGACCAAGAAGACGTGCTTATTCAAGCAGTTTTGGACATGGTTAAATCTGAACTAGATCCAGGTTCTGCAATCGTTAAGGCTCAACAAGAATTGGATGTTGCTAAAACTAAACAAGATGAGTTGCAGAAACTTATCAAAGCTCAACAAGAAGCTAACACAATCACTCAACGCATGATTAAGGTTATGGTTGTCAATTCAGTTATGAGTGAGAATATCACTTATGGAACTGTCTATAAAGACCTTGTGAGCCTTTTGCCAGCTATGAAAGTTGGAGAAACATACTTTGAAGGCGACTTGGCAACAATCACAGACCCTGAATACGTTGAGAAAAATGGTGAAGGGAAAGACGTTATCGTTCAAATCAACCGTGAATTTGAATATACTGGTCAATCTATCAAAGACCTTGAAGGTGACTTGTCACGAAATGGAGTGCTTGCAGTATGGCGCTGGATTGTTCCAAAAGCTGACACAATTTAGGGGTAGTCTATGCAAGATTTAGCATTTCATGAATTATTAGAGCACCTCAAAAACCTATCTTACAGTCCATACATCCATTTCTTTTTTTGGTTAATGATATTGGATATCGTGACAGGTTATATCAAGGCATTTAAAACCAAACGATTTGATAGCAAGGTGGGCACAATGGGATTGATTAGACACTTCATTGTGTTTGTTGTTATCTTACTTGTGGCCATGTATGCCCGTTCGCTTGGTTTTCGTAGCTTTGGGATTGCTTGGACAATGTTCTTTTCTTTCAATTATCTGTTTTCAGTGATTGAAAATTGGGAGATGATAGGACTAGCTTTTCCCGAATCCCTGAAACCTTACATCAATCAAATCAAGAAAGACAATGCTCGTAAGATAGGTCAGTTATTGGTTAACATCGACCAAAAGGACAAAATTGAAGTTGAAGTAAAGGAGAAAGAAAATGAATAAAATCAACTGGAAACTACGCTTACAAAATAAAGTCACTTTAATCGCTCTATTGGGCGCGGTATTCCTTATGGCTCAACAATTCGGACTTGAAATTCCGCAAAACATTCAAGACGGTGTGAACACGTTCGTGTATATCCTTGTATTACTCGGTGTGGTTACTGATCCAACGACTGCTGGATTGACTGACA